ACACTCAAAACACTTACAATGGAATTGCAAAAAACTAACCCTAGCTATGAGTTAATCAATAAAGACTCAATGCTACAATTATCTAATGAGCTATCTAAACTAATCAAAGAGAAAGGATTAAGCTCAAACATTCAAGGCAAACAATTCGTAAACGTAGAAGGATGGCAATTTGCTGGTGCTTCTTTAGGATTGATGCCAATTATTACAGATACTAAAGACTTGTCAAATGAAACTACTATTAAGTATATGGCTCATTGCGAAATTCGTAATATTAACTCTGGCTTGGTCGTTGCAACTGGTGTTGCTTTGTGTTCCAATGGGGAGAAAACTAAGCGTTATTTTGATGAATACGCTATTCTCTCAATGGCTCAGACTAGAGCGATTGGCAAAGCGTATCGTAACTTATTAGCATGGTTGATGAAAGCTGCAGGATTCGAAGCAACACCTGCTGAGGAAATGGACTTTGCAGTAGAAGAGCCAAAAAAACCCTCAAAGCCTGTTGTAGAAGTAGTAGCTGAAATTGTAGAAGATGGACCAAGTAAAGAAGAAATAATGTTTGAGATTGCTAAGTGCACTAAGCTAAAGCAACTAACTGACTTGTATTATGGATATAAACAAGCATTTGATTCTAATGACAATTTAATGGCAGTATTGAAAGCTAAAAAAGATAACCTAACCAAAAAATAAAATTATGCCTTATTCAACTTGTTGTGGTGCACATACCACTATGCCTGAAATGGGAATTTGTCCTGATTGTTTAGAACATTGTGATTGGGAAGAACAAGATGAGCCTACTGATGACCAATTATTTAACAATCACAGAACGGAAGGAGGAATTTCATTTAATAACGACTCTACCTGGCAAGGTAGATAAAATAAAAAATTATGAGTTTAGAATTATTACCCAAAATCGAATTGAGTAGCATAGAGCCTACTAAATTTAACATTGAATTATTAAAGCAAACAATCGTAGCACACTTTAGAGACTCAGGTGAATCACCTTTAGAGATGCTAGTTAAGTCTGAAGCCTTACAACAACTTTTAGATGGCATTAGAGCCGAATTAAAAGAAGATGTTATTGCTGAATTAGACAAGTACCCACAAGGTAAAGCAGACGTATTAGGTGCTGAGTTATCTAAGATGGAGTCAGGTGTTAAATATGCCTATGATGGTGATTATACATGGCAAAAATTGAATCAAGAAGTAGAAGCTGTAAAGTACAAGCTAAAGGAAAGAGAAGGCTTACTTAAAGCTATTAAAGAACCATTGGTTGATCCTGAAACAGGAGAAATGATTTATCCTGCACCTAAGTATAGCACAACCACATTCAAAATCAGCTTAAAGAAATAACTATGCGTTTAGGCACATATACCGACACACTTGAACTAGAGAATGAGATGCTTAGAGATAAGGTCAAAAAACTTCAAGATCAATTAGACTCATACTTAGAAGCTGAAAGAAAGGTTAAAAGCCTTATGGATGATTCTTATAAGTTAGATCAAGGCATCGTAAACATGATGAACACATTCAGAAGAAATCAATCTTATTAAACTTATAGCCCCCTACATTTATTTTTAACTTAGTGGTGTTAGTTATGTCAAATCATGGGGGCTTAAATTTACTTTATGAAATTTATTAAATTCTTTTTGATAAGTGCACCTTTAACTATACTTTTACTTGTATTAGCACATACATACTTTGAACTTAAACGATTATATAATGGGTTTAGAACTAGAGCCTAATGGATTTGAAAACAACATTAAAGTACGAATGATTTTTACAGACGATAAAACGGAAATATGGTTTCAATCTATAGCGGCAGCGAGTAGAAAGACAGGGATTAACCCTAAGACTATAAGGGATAGCTTAAATCCTATAGCTAAGAAGAAGTTTAGCTATGAAAATAGGACTATAGTCTTTAGAATTAAGAAATAATTATCTTTGTGGTGTCATGGACGAGATGACATTTAAAACTTTCTAGCCCAAAGAGGCGTTGGTACTCGTCCTACCAGCAAATCTGAGGGCATTTTTATTTTATGAAAAAAGATTTACCAGATCCGTTTATTTTAAGTATTGATGACGAAGGTCTAATTTATGATTGCAAATCATTTGCAAAAATGCTTACTTTAAATCAGCTTATAGCCTTAAAAATGTCTGTAGACAAAACTTACAATCATTATTTAACTAATAATATTGATGAAGATTATATCAATGGCATGAATAATGACAGTTATTCTGTTTATTTAAAAATGATTAATGAATATATTGGACATAAAACAGAAGAAAAAGATAATAATGGTTTTGTGTATTTAATGAGAGACAATAGAAACAATTTTATTAAAATTGGATTTTCTAAAAAACCAGAATACAGAGAAAAAACTTTACAATCTGAAGTACCTGATATTGAAATGATTTATTATGAAAGAGCATCAATGAAAATTGAAAAAGAATTGCATAATGCTTTTACAGAAAAAAGAATAAGAGGAGAATGGTTCAACTTAGATAAACATGATATTAACTGGATAAAAGATTATATAAAATATGGAGCATAGTTTTGATATAGAACACGCAAAAAAATATGGTTTAGAAGAAGCCATATTAATAGGTAATATGAGACATTGGATTACCAAAAATAAGGCTAATAGAAAGCATGTTTATGATGGTAGAGTTTGGACTTACAATAGCCATAAAGCTTTTGTAGAAATATATCCTTATTGGAATGAGCATAAAATTCGTAGGATTTTAGATTCTTTAGTAGAACAGGAAGTTTTAGTTAAAGGCAACTATAACAAAATGAGCTATGATAGAACGACTTGGTATGCTTTTAAGGATGAATCTATGTTTTTACAAAATAGTCAAATCGAATTGGCAGATTTGCCAAATGGATCTGATGAAATTGCCAGACCTATACCAGTTATAAATACAATTATAAATACAGTTAATAAACATATAAATATATCTTTTAGTGAGTTTTGGGATTTATATGATAAGAAGGTTGGTAGTAGAAGTAAATTAGAAAAGAAATGGAACTCTTTGACTAATGAACAAAGAGAAATATCTATGAAGCATATACCAAAATACAAAACATCACAACCTGATAAGAAGTTTCGTAAAAACCCTGAAACATATCTTAACAATGAGTCATTTTATGATGAAATTATAATGGAACAACCAAGATATAATCAACAAATAGACACAAAAAATGTAAAAATTAAAGGACTATGATACCAAAAGAAAAAGCAATAGAATTATTTGATAAATATTATAAATTATTTAACAATTTTCCTAATTATCAATATGTAATTGAAAATCTTAATACAATTCAAGATGAAAAATTATATACTACTAAACAATGTGCATTAATAGCAGTAGATGAAATAATTAAAGACAAAAAAGCATTTAATCAAATAAGTGTTGAATATTGGGAAGATGTTAAACAAGAAATAGAAAAATTATGATAGAAGCTACTAACCTACCCAAAAATACCGAACTAGAAAAGAATATACTTGGATCATTATTAATAGATAAGAATGCTTTACCATTAGTAATTGGATTGCTTAACGAAGATGTTTTCTATGACCTTAAACATAAGAAGATATTTTCTACTATAAAATCCATGTTTGATAAGCATATTTCCATAGACATCACCACTATAGCACAAAAATTACAAGGTGATAAAGCTATGGATGAGGTCGGTGGTGCTTACTACCTTACTAAGCTTACGGACAATATAGTACATACTAACCACCTTAATACTCATATTGAGATGGTAGTTGAGTTGTATAAGAAACGACAAGCCTACCTAACACTGATTCAAAAATCTAGTGAGTTCTTACATCCTGATACTGAATCACTTGACTCAATAAGTTCACTAATTAGTAAACTTTTAGGTTTACAAGAGTTTGGGAATATCTACGAACAGACTATAGACCAAATAGTTATGCAAGTAATCACCAAGCGTGACATGGCTATTAAAGGTGAGTTATTAGGTTTTGATACAGGATTTACCGAGCTAAATACTACTATTGGTGGATGGTGTGCACCTGACATGGTAGTGGTAGCTGCTAGACCAGGTGCAGGTAAGACTGCCTTCATGCTTTCTTCGGTTTATCACTTAGCTATCTTAAAAAGCGTTTCTACGGCTATTTTTAGCCTCGAAATGAGCTCAGAACAGCTAGTTGAAAGGTTAGAGTCAATAACTTCACAAGTGCCCTTAAAACGCCTTAGAATGAATATTTTGAATGACTATGAAAAAGATGTAGTTATGAAGGCTGATGACCAGATTATTCAGGCACCAATCTACATAGATGATACTGGTGGGTTAAATATTAGTCAGTTAAGGGCTAAAGCTACCATTTTGAAGCAGAAATATGGCATTAAGGTGATTTTTATAGACTATTTACAGCTAATGTCAGGTCAAGGGAAGTCTAACCAAAATAGAGAGCAAGAGGTTAGCACAATAAGTAGGAACATTAAGGCGTTAGCTAAAGAGTTAGAAGTTCCAATAATTGCTTTGTCTCAGTTAAGTAGAAGGGTTGAGGAAAGGGCTGATAAGATACCTCAGCTTTCTGACCTTAGAGAATCAGGATCTATCGAACAAGATGCTGACATAGTAGTGATGCTTATGAGACCAGAATACTATGAGATGCAAGAGTCAGTAGAGATTAAGGGCAAAGAATACCATCCTAATGGGCTTGTTATCTGTAAGGTAGAAAAGAACAGACATGGCATCACAACTAACATTCCTTTAAGATTTATAGGAGAAACAATAACCATACAAAACCATAACGAATGAGAGAGCAATTCATCCAAATCCATGATGCAGTAGTTAATATTAAACTACGAGCTGATATGAATGAAATAGAATTAAAAAGACTTACTGAGCAGTTGTCCAGTATTTTATCTAAAAAACAAGACAATGGAGAAACCGAATCCAGGAAACTACCGAAACAAAAGAAAGTTCGAAATAGACCTAGCAAAATATGAGGATGGTACATACAATGCCCTAAGGCTATTTGCTAAGAATACTAAGATTATGGTTATCACAGACCTAAAAGCTTTACAAAGAGGTTATATATGGTTGGAGTATGAGAGAGATGGTAAGCCATCAGGTATAGCAGATATGAGAGTAGAGTTCTTTGCAATCAACCTAGATATTAGACATAGAATATACTTTATGAGAGCAGATTTACTACGTCAAAAAGCTCGTAGATACTTTAAGATTAGTAAGCTAAAATACAAGGATAAAGTACGATATGTGAAGATGCATATGACTGAGTTCATCCGTTACGATTAAATATATTAATAATATATTGTAATTTTGGTTCATGGCATACATGACAGCAAGTGATTTAACCAAGATGATGCTGGATTATTTAAAGAGCAGAGGTAATGATGTTTGGAGAAACAATAATCTTGCAGTAAAAGGTAGATCATTTATAGGAAGGAAGGGAGTGCCTGATATTATAGGCTACTCAAAAAAGTATGGTCAGTTTATAGCTTGTGAAGTAAAAGCTATAGGTGATAGAATAAGCCCTGACCAGATGAGTTTCCTTACCAACTTGTCGATTGCTGGAGGAATAGCAATGATATGTCAGCAGGTTAGAGACGAATCAATAATTGTAAAAATATTTAATAACGATGGCGAAAGCAAAGACTACGAGTTCTCAGAAGGTGAACTTCGGAAAAAGGAAAATGGGTAGAGCAAAGAAATCTTATAATAAACACTCCCCTAAGCCAAAGGATTATAAAGGTCAGGGTAGATAAAACAAATAACATGGAAAATATAGAATTAGAAAACAAAGAACTAAAGGCACCTAAAGTAACTAAAAAGCAAAAAGAATTTGTTTCAGAAGAAACTATTGTTACTTTTGAGGAGATATTAAAAGACTATGCTATTGATTTAAAGTATAGACCTTTTATAAAGAAATTAGTTAACGAATATAGAAAGAATGGATAATTTAGATTCAGTAGTTTCATCAGTAATAGAGAAGTATAAAGATAGAGCAAACATAGGCTTTACTAAATACGGAACTAACTTAGATAGAAACGACTTAAACACTAAGGATTGGGTAGAGCATTTACAACAAGAACTTATGGATGCAGTCCTTTACTTAGAGAAGCTAAAGCAGGAATTAAAGAAAAGTATTTAATCATAAAACAAATAACATGGCAACAACAAAAAATGAAGATTTCTTAGGCAGATGCCAAACAATGAAATCAGCTTATGGTTCTTTTAAGAAAGTATCATTCGGACCAGATGACTTAAAGAAAATGAACGAATGGGCTAAAGACAACAAAGGTTGGGTAAACATCCTAATCAAGACTAAAAAGACAACGTCTCCAGATCAATCAGATTTCTATGTAACAATGGATACATGGAAGCCAGATGGAGGTAATTACAAAAAAGATTTACCATTCTAATATGAAACTAATCTTACAAATGCTTGGCAATATTATTGCCTTATTAGTAGTCCTCTATTTACCATTTGCATTTATAGTAAATAGCTGGAATCCTACTGAATGGAATATATACATCAGAGCATTATATGTGCTTACTTATGTAGCTGTAATAACGTTCGGATTAGAACAATACAAAAAGAAATAATTTGTGTTTTGTAGTTTATAGTTTAAAGTG